TTTGCTCCTGAGATTTGACCAGTATTACATTGAATATCTGCGGTACGCTTTAGCTGAGTACATGTGTCAAGAGTACAACATTATGCTACAGCCGCAGACGCAGGTTAAGTTAGACCAGATCGAGGCCCAGATATACGATATTTCTCCTATCGATTTCACCTTGATTAAGTCTTCGATGCTTCAGAGGAAACAGGGGCCTGATATATATGGTCAGGCGAATATCGGTCATGGTTGGACAAAGGCTACCTAATGTCCCAGCCAAAAAACAAACCGACATCGCCGAACTTAAACCCCTTGCCGCTTGATATAGTCGGATCTAGCACATACGGGAGAGACCCTAAAATACAGGCGTCCCGCACTTACAATATGATCTCGGCAGATAACTGGTTGGTGGATTATGCTGGGTACAAGAAGGCAATTACGATCTCGCCAAACGGGAAAGGTAGGGGCATTTTCTCAAGCATTAAGTCTGGCACCTTGATTGCAGTGATTGATAATAAAGTGTACTCGATCACCGTTTATGCGTCTGGCTCGACGACGAATTACACGGTAAACCCTGTTGGAACCATCAATAGCTTCACGGGGGACGTGTTCATCGACGAAAACATTGCCAATCAAATCGCGATTTGCGATCAGCACGATATTTACATTTACAACTATGTGACTGGGGCATTTACGAAAGCAACTTTCCCCACGGGGTCTCGGCCAGGCTATGTAACTTTCCAGGACGGCTACTTTGTAGTGCCTGACCTGAACAGCTCCAAATGGTTCCTATCAGCGCCCAACAATGGGCTTAACTGGTTTTGGGGCGCTGGTGCTACTCCCGTAAATGGCGCGCTACAAACGAAAGCGGATTACGCAAAGGTGACGTTGCGTGTGCCAGGGAAGGGCAATCTGTTGTTCGTGATGGGAAATTATGTCACGGAATTATGGACGGATGTGGCGGCAGCGACCTTCCCATACCAGAGAAGCTACTCGATCAACATCGATTACGGGTGTGTGAATTCAGCAACGGTCGCAAGCCTAGAGCACATCATCGCGTGGTTAGGATTCAATGAGAAATCAGGGCCGGTAATCATGTATTCCTCGGGCGGCGATATACAGCAAGTGTCAACCGATGGGATAAATTACCGATTCTCTCAGCTAGTAGCACCCGAAAAGTCCAGCGCTTTTTTTATGAAGCTCTCAGGTCACTTGATTTACCAGCTGACGTTCTATGACCCTCAAGACAACTACACGTTGCTGTACGATTTCACGGATAAGAAGTTCTACGATGCGACTGACGAAAACATGAACTTCCACATCGCACGCCGCGTAGCATTTTTCGACGAGACTTATTACTTTGTGAGCTTCAGGGATGGAAATATTTATCAGATGTCAGACCAGCTTTACACGTTTGACTATGGGAAATTTGGGGACGATTCCCCGAAGTTTTATGAGATACCCAGAATTCGGGTGTGTAGCAATGTCAGGGCGGCAAACCAGATGCGATTTGTCATAAACAACATGACATTCACACTGGAGCAGGGAAACGACACGCATAACGACGGAAACAACCCAGATTACTTCCCAGGCATTGACATGAGTATGTCTAAAAATGGGGGAATAAGTTTTAGTAGTTATGCCCCAAGGAAATCGATCTACACCGTCGGGAATAGAATGAACAGGCTGAATTGGTGGAGTTGTGGCACAGCTAATGACTTTGTCCCCCAATTCCGATTTTGGGGCGTGGGGCCGTGGAAGTGCACTAATGGGGAGATACAAATTTTTCAATGAGAATCCCAACTTACACAGCGACAAAGATGGTCGAACCCACGGGGATGCCCACATCCGATACACAGCAATTGCTCGACATCATTACGCAGCAAATGCAGCGTAATTTAAGTGATGATGGGTACGTAATCCCATCCCAGACCACTGCTGCAATTCAGAATATCGTCAGCCCGTCTAACCCAAATGCGAAGGGGCCGGGCACATTTTGGTATGACACAGATATTAATAAATATGTTGGTAATGAAAATGGCACTTTAGTTGTGTTCACCACCACACCATTATAGGTAATTTATGTTAGGCAAAATTGGCAATGTATTAGGCATCGGTAATGCGGGGGGTGGCTACACTAATCCGGCACAACCTGGCATGGAGTATTTAAATCAAATCCCAGGCGCGGTAAAGCCCTATTACGACCCGTACATCAATGCTGGAAAAGAATCTCTGGCGAGCCTGATGGCGCAGTATGGGCAATTGGTATCTAACCCAGGGGAAAGATATTCACAGCTTGGCCAAGGCTTCCAGGAATCTCCTGGATATCAGTTTCAATACGAGCAAGGGATGAACGCTGCGAACTCCGCAGCGGCGGCAGGGGGCATGGCAGGTACGCCATATGCTCAGCAAAACGCAGCCACGTTTTCGAGTCAGCTAGCAAACCAAGATTACTACAACTATATGAATCAGGTTCTTGGCTTATATAACACCGGCCTGGGCGGTCAGTCAGGGATTAACCAGATGGGCTATGGCGCATCTGATGCAATGGCAAATCAGCTCTCGTCCTCGCTAATGAACCAGGCGGGGATGGCATACCAGGGCGCGAATAACCAGAATGCCGCCAACCAAGCGGGCAATTCTAATCTCCTGCAGATGGGGGGTGCGGCATTGGGTGCTTTCTTCTCAGATGAGCGACTGAAGAAGGACTTCGTGAAGGTAGGACAAAAAAATGGACATAATTTGTACAGGTTCAGGTACATAGCGCACCCCGACAAAGAGTTCGAGGGCGTTATTGCCCAGGAAGTCATGGAGATTAATCCTGAAGCAGTTAAAGAGATCGGCGGCTATTTAAGCGTGGATTATGACGCTATTGGTATTGAATTCAAAGAGGTTTAAACACATGCCAACACCCGTTTTAAACTGGGCAGCACTACCCACGGCAAATACCGCATCGCCAAACCTTGCGCAAAATTTGGGCGCGGGCATGCAGCTTTGGAATATGCCAAAGAAGCAGAAAGAAGAACTTAGGCAGCTTGAATTAGCAAATGCTTTGGCGGAAATTCAAAATCAATATGCCCCACAGATGACAGAAGCCGAGTTAGCATACCGGCAGCAAATGGCACCACACATGCAGGCGCAGACCGGATTGATTGGAGAGCAAGCTAAATACTACGGGCAGGACATTCAGTCACAAATGGGACTTCGTGGCGCGCAAGCGGGACTCGCGAACCAGGAATCGAAGTTTATGCCGTTGCGGTATTTGATTGAAGGATCAAGGGCGCAAAATGTCAGTAGCCGATTTGGCGCTGCTTATGAAATGTCCAGGGCATTGCAGCAAATGCCCGCGCCTACTCGCGCCCAATGGATTGCCGATAACGGTGATGCATACAATGACATGATGGCTACACTAAGCAATAAAACACTTCAGGAACAGTCCGGCAGTCAAAATTCTATATTATCAGAGGCTTTGGCCGATTATTTCCCCAAGTACGGCAAAGGACAAGGACAGGGGCAAGGAAATGCACCTCAACAAAGCTTGATACCGCCCAATGCTTTTAAACTTCCGACCCCTGAACAAAATGCAAATTTGAAAAATATCTCCGAGCTAGCGGCCAATAAAGGTCTCACTACGGCGGCAACAGAAAGGCAGTTGGAAGGCGCTATCCAAGTCAGCGGCATTATGAATAATCCCGAATTCCAGAATAAGGCAATAGCTGCATCGGAATATGCGGGCGCTCTTGGAAAAGGAAAGTCAGCCGTTGATGCATTATCGCAAAAGAATCCTCAGGCTTATGAGAATTATATATCTTTCGTAAATCATGATATGGTTTTGCTTGAGAACAGGATTAAAACATTAGACCAGATGGGCGCAACAGACTCTCAAAGAGAACAGCTACAGAATCTTTATAAAAAGACAATGGATTCAATAACATCTAATCCGAAGCAATTTATTACCCAGTTTAACATGTTGGGGGAATCTTTAGATCGTGTTGCACAATCGGTTGGCGTTTCCGCATCTCCTGCCTCGAATGCGCCATTAAAGAGGTTGCAAAAATATAATCCTATTCCTGAGCCTGGTCAGCAATCCGCCCCTGGCACAAAAGTCATTAACGGTCAGCAATTTCAAAATATCAACGGAAAGTGGTACCAGAAATGATTGAAGTCACCGACCCAAATTTGCTTGCTCAATTGAATTCCGAAGGAGGGGGACAACCCTCGCCTATGGGTCAAGAAGTCACCGACCCAGCACTTTTGGCACAGCTCAATGGCACCCAAGACCAGTCCCCCCAATGGGCACAGTCTTTAGCATCAAGCGCGCCACTACAGGCGATACTTGGGGCGGGCGACGCCGCGCAGAACTTCTTAGCAAACTCCGCGAATCTTATCACCGGCGGCATGGGCGCGATCGGGAGCGCACTGGGGTTACCGAAACCCGCACAGATACCACTTTCACAATCCGGCGAGGGTCTAGCTTATGATATTGGGAATATCGGTGGCAATATTGCTACTTACGCAGCACCTCTGGGCGCTGTCTCGAAAGGATTAACCGCAGCCAAATCAATTCCGACACTAGAGAAAACGGCACAATACATGCTTGGCGCGGGCGTTGGTCCGTCATTTGCCAGGAATGCGCTGGCTAGCGGTGCCATGGGTGCCGTCATGAATCCTGAGGATAGATTGCAGGGCGCTGGCATAGAAGGACTGGTCGGGGGTGCGACCGGCGCGCTGGGAGGTGCCTTGGGTAAACTCATGCCATCGAATTTCCTGCGCGGCTCTCTGACGCCTGAACAGCTGACAAAAAACTTGGATGTTACACGTGGAACAACGACACCTCTCGGGGATGTCATTGAGTCGCCGATGCTCAAAAGAACTTTTGAAAAC